ATTATCGGGGATAAGAAATTTCAAATAAAAGAAGCTTCTTGGCTGATAAAAGCTTTAGTTACTGAAAAAGTCGCTAAAATAATGAATTTACTAAATTATGATCCAAGCGATTATAAAAAGTTTGATGAGGCAGTTTTGAACTTTCTCTATGGAGTAAAGAAAACTGATATGGTGGAAGTGACGAATTTATTCTGTGAAATTATTTATTTATTGATTAATCAAAGACCTGTGAGAAAAAGCGAGTTAGACAGATTTGATTTAGACAATCCTGATAAAGCTTTAGCAAAAGAACAGATAAGTCTCGATGATATAAAAATGAAATATACAGGAAAAGATTTCTTTAATTTAGCTTGGAAAGTGCTGGAGATGTCTGATTACATAAATTTTATACGACCGCTCAAAGCGGCACTCGAAATGAAAGATCTAACAGGGGAGCTCAAAAAACAAACAAATTCTTCTACAAAGTAATGAAGAGCTATTGCCAAGCGTTCCAAATATTGCCGTCTGAATTTCTTGCAAAAACAAATCCTGTTATGCTGGTTGCATATGGAGAAGTTTTCAATATTGATAACGAAGATGATGAGGAAATTCCACAAACTAAAGAAGATATAAAAAGCACGATGCAATCTATTTTTGGACCTATTAAAATGTAGGAAGTGATTGTATGGCTAAAATAGATACTCTCATATATGAACTTGGCATTGACGAAAAAGATTTTAAAAGAGCTTTGGAAGCCGCTGAAATAAACTTTAAACAATTTCAAAAAACAGTAGAGCAATCTGGAGACAAGCTCAAAGTCAATGCTGATACTGATCCTTTCCATAAATCTTTACAAAATGCTGAAAATAAATTCAAAGATTTTACAAAAAATATAATAAAAATGGCTGGAAGTATAGTTATTGGAGCTGGAATAGCGTCTCAAATGAAAGACGCTGTAAACTCTTTCACAAGCTTTGAGGAAGCTATGAAGCAAGTTGCTACTTTATCAGATGCTTCTGATGAAGAATTGAGACAAGTTGAAGATACTTTGCTGGAAATAGCAAAAGCCGGAGACTTCTCAGCTACAGAATTGGCAAATGCTTTTTATCAAGCTCTTTCTGCAACTGGAGATCTAACTGAAGCAATGGCAGTCTTACAAGAAGCTAACAAAGCAGCTATTGGAGGTAATGCTGATTTATTTCAATCCGTCGATGGATTGACTTCTATGTACAATGCTTGGAAACTTTCAATTGACGATTTGGCAAAAACGAACGATTTGCTTTTTACAGCTGTGAGAATGGGGAAAACAACGGTCGATGAAATAGCTGGCAGTATAGGCAGAGTCGCTCCGTTAGCAGCTCAGGCTGGAGTAGGAATTGATGAAGTTTTGACAGCAGTTGCAGCTCTAACGTTACAAGGCTCTTCTACTGCTGAAGCTATGACTCAATTAAGAGGAATTTTTTCATCTATGACCAAACCTTCCGAACAAGCTAAGAAAATGGCTGAAGAGTTAGGAATACAATTTGACGTTACGGCTTTGAAATCAAAGGGACTTCAAGGAGTTTTGAATGATATAGCTGAAGCCACTGAAGGCGATTCTGCAAAAATGGCTATGCTTTTTGGAGAAGTTGAAGCTTTGAATGGAGTTCTAGCTCTCACAGGAAAAGGTGTAGAAGATTTTGAAAATATTCTCTCAGAAATGGGAGTTAGTGTAGGTGCAACAGATGAAGCAGTTGCAAAAATGGAGACAGGATTAAAAGATACATTAGATAGACTTACAGGCTTAATCGATGTTATGAAAATTGAAGCGGCTAGAACTTTTGCACCTTTTATAGAAAATGTGGCTAATATAACAATTGGATTTCTTGAATGGATTCAGAATATGAATGATAGCGAGAAAGCTATTCTTGGAGTATCTGGAGCTTTGATTGTGATTATACCGTTGATCAAACAAATGTATACTTGGATAACGCTGGCAAGAACGGCAACAATGGGATGGGTTGGAGCTCTTCAAGCCATTGCTGGAGTTACAATTGCGGTAACGACAATAAAAGGTATAAATGATGAAATGGAAAAACTTGAACAAACTACTTCAAGTACGGCAAAAAGTGCAGAAGATTTTACGGATTCATTTAAGTTCGATTCAAAAGCTGTATCAGACGTATCAAACGAAATGAGAGCTATAAGTTCAGAAATTGAAAGAGCAAGAAGAGAAGCAAAAAATTTAGATAATGCATTAAAAAATCTTCAAGGTGCTATTATCGATTATAACAGAGCTCTAGAAAATGGAACTGGGAACTTAGACGAATCCAAACAACGAATTGAAGATATACTCTATACTTATCCGTCGTTGCAAAAAGCCGTTGAAATCGTGAACGATAGATATACTATCCAAAAAGAAGAGTTGCAAAATATTTTGGAGTTAGAAAAACAGCGATTGGAAGCTCAATTAGAAGCATTGAAAAATAGAAGAGAAATGCTTGTTTGGCAAATGAATTCAGAATATTATCAAAGCCAAAGAAAAGGCATTGAAGAAAATCTAAAAGTAACTGAAAACGCTTTAAATCAATTAAAACAGGATATTGATAAAGTAGGCAGTTCTTTCAATGAGCTATTACAACTTTCTAGTGGAATGTCTTATTTAGATATGCTTGGAGAAGCTTCTCCGTTGCTTAAAGAAATAGAGAAATTAGCTCAAGAGTGGGGAATAGATATTGAAGATACAATGAAAAAAGTTGAAAGCGGAACTGTTAGTATTGGCGAAGTAGTTAGAGTTTTTACTGATGAGCTAATTCAAAAGCAAATGGATTTAGAACAACAAATTTTTTCAGGCAAAGACGCTTTAAATGAATTTGCAAGTCAAGAAGCAGAAATTAAATTGTTAGAAATTGGAATAGCTGGGCTTGAAAATAATATAAAATCATTAGAACAAACTACAAAAGATGTATCAGAAGCGGTTTATGAAACTGTGAAAGCAGAAAACGAACGAATTGAGCAATTGAAAAAAGATATTGAATATCAAAAAGAACTTGCAAAGAGATACGAATATAATGAAGAAAAACAAGCTCAAGCTTTGCAAGATTTAATCAAATTGACAGAAAATTTGAGAGATGAGCAAGTAAAACAGCTGAGAGAGCAGAATAAATCTATTGATGAACAAATAGATTTATACCAGTCTTTTGATCCAATTTTAGAAGATTACCAGAAACAGGTAGAAAATCTTGGAGTTGCAACAAAAAAATCTTTGAGAGAAATTGAAAAAGAAATTGAAGACACTCAAGCACTTTTAGATAGAGAAGAAATTTCCGAGCGCAGAGTTGACCTGCTGAATGAAATGATTTCACTGACAAAAAATAGAATGGATTTAGAAATGGATTTAGCAACAACGCAAGAAGAAAGATTCCAAATATGGGAGCAATCACAAAACGCAATTGAAAAATTTGAAAACGATATAAAAGCTTTAACAGAAGAAGAAATTGTTCTAGAAAATCAACGAATAGAACAGCTCAATAAGCGTATCGCTCTTATGGAAAGAAATAAACGAATTTATACTCAAGAAGAAGATCAAATTAATTATTTAAACGAAATAATATCACTAAATCAGCAAATGAGAGAAGAAGAATTGAAGAATGCTGAATCATTAGAAGAACAAGGTGAAATATGGGATAAATATGAAAACATTTTAAAACCGCTAAGAAGTGAATTGCAAGAATTGCAAAAAGTTGAAGAGGCAGAAACGAAAAGCACGATAGATAGTATAAAAGCAGATATAGAAAAATGGGAGAGCAGGTTAAAAAATGCTGAGAGCATCGAAGATCAAATAGATGCAACAAACAATTTAATTTCTCTGACTCGACGATTGAAAGATGAAGAAGATAAAATAATAGAAGATTCGCAAAAATCTTTTGAAAATTGGCAAATGAGAAACGAGCAAATAAGAGAATATGAAAAACAATTGGAAAAGCTTCAACAACTTGAAGCAAGAAATATTGATACAATTAAAGAAGAAATAAAGGCTCAAGAACTTCTATTGTCTCAGGCCGAAACTGATAGGCAAAGAATTGACATATTAAATCAAATGATTGGCCTATATGGACGGTTAAGAGATGCCGAGATGGAAGCTGCTGAAAGTGAAGAAGCAGCAATAGCTATTTACTACGAATATGATGCTACGCTGAAAAGTTTAGAAGATACAATCGAAGAATTGTCGGATACTGAGCTCCGAAGAGTAAAAACACTTGAATCAGAATTTGAGAAAGCAACAGGCGAACGAAAAAAACTTATTGCTGAAGAATTGCAGAGCTATTATAACCGCCAAGCCAAACTAAATCTAATCGATGAAGCAGAATTTAATCGCTTGATGAATTATGTAAGTCAATATGAAACATATTTAGAGAGCTTGGAAAATATGGAAGAAAGCTACATCGAGCAAGCAAAAAGTCTTTTGGGAGTTCTTGAAGAACACCCCGAAGCTATCGAAGAACTTGAAATCCAAATAACAAAAATAAAAATAGCTTTAGAAGAGCTTAACAAAATAAGGAATGAACTTGAAAGCCAAGAATTAGATACTTCTGAAATTGACAATTTTATAGAAGATTTAAATGAAAAGCTTGAAGAGACTCAAAATAGAATCGCCGAAATTAACCAAGAGCTTGAAGATTTAGTTAAAAAGCAATTAGAAAAAGGTTTACAAGAAGTCGGAGATCTTTTGGTTTCAATTGGGGAAACTTTAGGTCAAGATTGGAGTTTCTTCGCAGACATACTTCGAGAAATTCCACGATATCTAGAACAAATTAGAATAGCTCAAGAGCTGATGAATATTTCAAATCCAGTCGGTTGGATTGTTTTGGTTATTGATTTACTCGAAAGAGTTATTTCTCTTGTGAATATCTGGAATAGCGGCTCATTGAAATCAGAACAACTTTCAAGAGCCATAGCCAAGCAACAAAGAGAAATAAACGAATATGTGAGAGAAAAAATCGATTTAAATCGAGTAGAAGAAACGAGTTTGCAAAGAGTTTGGAATCAATATCAAAACAATCAAAAAACAGTTGCTGAAATTGAAAAAGCTGAAGATGAATTGACAAAAATGATGGAGAAAAGAAAGAAAGTTCTTCAAGAAGCAAAAGAAGAAGAAGACAAATGGGATTTTTTGTGGTGGGGCACAGATGAAGAAAGAGTAGAACAGCTTGAAAATGAAGCTGCTCAGCTTGATGAAAAAATAGAAGAACAAAAAAGAAAAATAGAAGAATTGAAAAACGAATTAATTACGTCTGGAGAGTTTGCTTCTGCTTTGGGCGTTGGAGCTGAAGATATCGAAAGTGATATTATATCGGCTTTGGAAAATGCTCTTTCTGGAACGAATACATATGAAGATTTTGTACAAAACTTTTCTCAAAGTATGGAAGAGAGTTTGCGAAATGCTATAATAAAAGCAATGGTCGCAAAAGCTCTGCAACAACAAATCGATGCTCTTGTTCAAATGATTTCTGAAAGCTACTCCGACGCTGAACTCACACAAGAAGAGTTGGAAGCTATCCGAGCCATGTATGAAGCTTTAATCTCGCAATCCGAAAGCGTTTATGAAGACATAAAAGCTTTGGGATTTGATTTAGGAGAAACTGGCGGAGGGCAAGGAGAATATTCAGGAGCTGCAGGAATCTCGAGAACGATAACAGAAGAAACAGCAAATAGAATGATAGATTATCTTACAACGTTTCTTATTCATTTGCAAAACATAGAAAAAAATACTTATGAAACTGCAAATGTTTTGAAGAACGGAATTATAAAAGTCAGTATCCAAGAATCAATCGGAATAACTATTGAAGAGATTAAGCAAGCTCAAGGCACATAATAGAAAAGAGGTGAAAATATGTCAGGTTTGATATTTGATGGAATCGATTTGCATAGCTTGAATTTTTATGTAACGTCAGATAGTAGAAGTGCTGAGTATGATGAGAAAATTCTTGAAATTGACGGAATGAATGGAGCTATTTCTCTCAGCGAAAGATTAGTCTCAAGAAATATAACAATCGAGGGCTTTGTGTTTGGTGAAAATACAAAACTAGCTGGCTTAGTTTCAGCAAATAGTGGAAGTTATGAGCTTTATGGCTCTGGAACGAAATTCACAAATTTAAGAATTGGAAATGATTTAAAAATTAATAACAAAATTTACAAAGTTGCTAAAATAGTATCTGATACTTTATTGGAAATTGAAAATGTTTTTAATGAAACATTCACAAATGTAGAAGCTATACTGATGGATTATTCTGTTTGCATGAATAACTCAAGCAAGCTATCTGAATTAGTTAGCACAGCAACAGCAAAAACTCCAAAAGAATTATTTTTTCCGGATACGAATAGATCTATATTTGTGAAACGTGGAACTACTCCGTTTATTTCAAGTGTCTTTGCTGGAGCAACTTTTAAAGCTTCTGCTCAAAAAATCACTTTGAACTTTGTAGCTCATGATCCATATTTTTATGGCGAGGATTGGGCACTTGACGGAGCTATTTTAAATACAAAAGTAATTGAAAGTGATGTATCATATCCGTTGATTACTCCGTTTATGTCTGAAGATATTAGCTCCATAGCTATTACGAGTGCTAATACAAACGATGAATGGAAACTGATTGATAGCAACGGATTTGTAATCATTGATACTCCATATGTAGCAAAAACAGATTTTATAATAAATAATTATGATGGCTTTGGAGGTGAAGGATTTGAATGGCTATTGTATATCGATGGAGCGGGAACTGGCTTTGCATGGGAATATACAAATCCGAGTACAACTCTGATGGAAGTAACTGAAGATTTAACTGAAAATCCTGCAACAAGTTTGAGTGTCGTCACTCATGAAGCTTTGGAAGGCTATTTCATTTGGAAAACAGAAAATTTAAATACAACTTTGGAGGTGCAAAATGTTTGATTTCAGTAGAATAAAGTTTATTAGTGTAGACAAGATTACAGGTGCAAAAGTTGGTGAATACTCGAATACGTCAACGATAACGAGTGCCGATAACGACGTTGTAGATTATAAAGTAGAAATTCCACCAATTTATTACAAAGTGGCTTTGGAAGGCAACACTTGGAAAACATGGCTAAGTTGGGACTACAAAATTGGCTATGAACTCCATCCTGCTTTTATTTACAATGGAAAAGTTTGCAAAAGAAGATTGGGAGCTTTTGAAGGATATGTAGATATTGACAATAGATTACGTTCGATTCCTTTTGTTCAACCTACAACTTTGAAAACTATCGATCAGTTTAGAACTGCTGCAAAAAATAGAACTCCAAACGCTGGAACCTATTATGGATTGAAAAACGGATACGACTATGGACTACTCGGATTATTATTTGCTCTGAAATATGGAAATTTAAACTCGCAATCATCTCTTAGTCAAGGAATAACAAATTTAAATTCTGGAACGGTCAATCACAGTCAAAATACTGGTCATACTTTGAGTTTAGGTTCTCAATCTGATGGAGAAGTTACACTAACTACACTTGAAAACGGAGCTACTTTTCAAACAGGGCAAACTGTGACTTATCCGTTTAGATTCCTCTGGATAGAAAACTTGTGGGGAAACGTTTGGGAGTTTTTAGACGGATTTTTAAAGACTGCAGAAGGAGTATATTTTGATATTGAAAACAATGTGACAACGCCCGCAAATATGAAAGAGTTTTATCCACGGGCAGATGTTACTGTTTATACTTATGGATATATAAAGTCAACCGATAAAAGAATTCCATGGGGGCTGATTCCTGAATATTCTTTCAATGGCTCATCATCAACTTATTTAACAGATTATACATGGGTGAATACAGGCGCAAGGGTCGCTCTTTCGGGCGCGGCTTGGACTGATGGATTGCTAGCTGGGCTGTTCGCTTTGACTCTGCATTATCCTCCGTCTAATTCGGTTCGGTCTATCGGCTCTCGCCTTGCTTCTTATATTGAGATTTGACGGTATTTGCAAATCTCAATGAGTTTTTTGAAAGTGAATTAAAAACAAGGGGAGAAAAAGTAAGTCGCTCATTCGAGCACGAATTGGAATAATGGATTGCAAGCTGGACTGTTCACTTTGAATCTGAATAATACTCCGTCTAATTCGAATCGGAATATCGGCTCTCACCTTACTTGTTTTTGCGCCTTTTTCTTCCCAGACCTCTGGGTCAAACAGAAAAATTGAGAAATCCACAACAGTAGACTTAAAAATCGAAATTGTGGAAAGTACAACAAGCAAGGAGATTTATGAAAAGATACGGAAATTTATTTGAACAAATCATTGATATTAATAATTTACTTTTAGCACATTCCAATGCAAGGAAAAACAAAACATTTTATAAAGAAGTAAAAATGGTTGATGGAAATCCAAAGTATTATTGTCAAGAAATTCAAAAGATGTTAATTGGCAAAACATACAAAGTATCAAGTTATGAAGTTTTTGAGAAAATCGATAAAGGCAAAACACGATTAATCTCCAAGTTACCTTATTATCCCGATAGAATTATTCAATGGGCGATACTGCAAATAATAGGACCTATATTTGAAAGAATGTTTATCTATGATACATATAGCTCTATTCCAAATAAAGGGATACATTTTGGATTAAAAAGAGTTAAAGAAGCTTTGAAAGATGAATATAACACGAAGTATTGTTTAAAGCTGGATATAAAGCAGTATTATCCAAGTATAAATCATAAAATTTTAAAAGACAAATTGAGAAGGAAATTCAAAGATAAAGATTTGCTATGGCTGTTAGATTTAATAATCGATTCATTTAATAAAGGAATTCCGATTGGAAATTATTTATCACAGTACTTTGCAAATTATTATTTAACTGAATTTGATAGATATTGTAAACAGACTTTACACATAAAATATTATTTTAGATACATGGATGACATTGTTATATTGCATAAAAATAAAAAATATTTGCACTGGCTAAAAAGACATTTTGATTGGTATTTTAGAGAAAATTTGGAAGTTGAAATAAAAGCTAATTGGCAAGTATTCCCAACAAATGTTAGAGGCATAGATTTTTTAGGATACAGAATTTTTAAAGATTTTACATTGTTAAGAACCGGGACGAAAAAGCGAATGAAGCATAAAATGAAAAATATTAGCAATCACAAAAATATTTCATATAAAGATAATTGTAGTATTCAAAGCTATAAGGGGTGGCTAAAACATTGTGATTCTTATCGTTTGTATCAGAAACACATTAAAAATCTGGAGATGAGATATGCTGAAAATAAAAAGAATAATAATCGAGTTCGATGATGATACAAAACAACAAATTTGGATAACAAACAAAGAAATTAAAAAAGGAGATGAAAAAGGTGAAAGTAAATAGTATAATTAAACCAGAAACAATTGAGCAATATGGAGACTATATTTGGATAAGAAAAAATATTGAAGAAAAAGAAATCATTGAAGAAGAGACAATTTATACGGCTTATTTTTATGATGAGATTTTATTAAAAGATGCTGATTTGAATTTTGTAAAAAATAATTTCGATGATATTTTTCTCAATCCTGAAAATTATAGTGATTACATTCTCCAAATTAACGGAGAGTATATATCCGAAAGGAGGTAAACTATGCAGTTATTCATTGCTAAAGAACAGTTTGGAGATTATCTCAATTATGCATTAGATATTAATCAAATAAAAGTCAATCTAATCAATTCGATTGTTTTACCCGCTTATTTTAAATACAAATACGGACCTTTGTTAAACGAGCAAATGAAAAGCGAACTTTATGCATACATTTCAATTGAAAATCTTAAAACAGCAGGCTTAACGAATCAAACTACGAGCAATATAACAATCAAAAATGTATCCGATATAGTTACTGAACAAATAACAATCGATAACTATTTGATAAATCTTTTTGGAGTTGCTGATGAAATAATAACTGAAAATGGCAAGCTGAAGAAAATAAAGAAATGGGAAAAAGAAAGTGTAGCAAAAACAACTGCTTTCTCTCCAACGAGCAAAAATGGGAAGAATAAATGTATTCTAATTGATACTACAACGAATAAAGTATATGTATCCGTGATTTCTGGAACTAATATTGAAGAGAAAACTATTCCTGATGGCTCGTACATTGTTTTGTATCAATTAGTAACTCCTGAAACTATTAATTTGCCTTATCTCGGAGATTTGCATATTTATGAAGGAAATAACAATATTGAATTATCTCCAAACTTGACACTTGAAATCAAAGGTAGAAAAAAATATGTAAAGGGATGATTTCATGGATTTTTTCATATACAGAAATAATGAATTCATTGAGAAATTAGCTCCATCTGAAATCAAGCTAACACGTTCGCTCTCTGGAGTATTTTTCTTGACATTTAAAACGCAGCAAAACATTCAGCAAAACGATGTTTTGAAAACTAAGATAAACGATACTGATTTCACTTTCAATATTGTAAAAGAAAAAGATAGTTATAAAGCATATCATAGAATTTATGATTTATCAAAAAAGCTATTTTTGAGAGAAATCGATGGAGCTGACCAGTTTGGAATAATTGGATATGAGGCAAATAAAGCGGCTTTGGAGAGTTATCTAACTGGATTTGGATTCAATCTGATTGATAACTTAGATGAAAGCTTGAAAGACAATTTAAAAGCAGTTGATTATAGTAGTGATAATGTTCTATCAGCTTTAACGAAATTTCTTGAAGCTTTTGGAGCTGAGCATGAATTCAATGATTACAACATTTATATTAAAACTCGAGTGGGACTGGATATTCCACAGCAATTTATTCAAGCTGGTGGCAATACAAACGCAATCACAAAAGAAATTGATACGTCAAATATAATTACAAGATTGTATCCAAAAGGCAAATCCGATAATTTAGATGTTCTTGAAAATTATTACTACAATGAGTTACGTCCAGTAAATTACGATTTTGTCAATAAAAAAATAGAAGATAATCCAGTATTATACATCGATTCAAGCGTTATTGAGCAATATGGAGTTATAGAGCAAATAAAAGAATTCGATGTTAGAGTTCATAATTTAAATGGAAGCGTAGTTTCGTGGGGGCAAATAACAATAGATGAGGGAAACTATAATTACATTGATATTGACAAAACAATCGATTTATCTATACTTGAAGCAAATCAATGTACTCTATTCATGACTAAGGGCTTTGAGCAAGTTCAAGAAGTTAGAATTAAATATGATTCATGTACAGCAAATCAGATTGTTTATTATCCACAACTAACAAATAAAGATATTTACAACATTGATTTTACAAATGGCACTTTTATTCTAATGGGATATATAACTCAGAACGAATACGATGAAGCTAAAAATCAACTTATAACAGAAGCAAATAATTATCTTGAACAGCACAAAGAAGCTAAAATAACTTATTCAATTAACTTTGCTTATTTTAGTGAACAAGATAGACAGAAAATAAATTTAAACATCAATATCGGAGATGCTGTAAGACTAATTGACAAATCGCAAGATATTGATACAGAAGTCAGAATATTGGATTTTGAGTACGACCTCAAGCTTGGAATGTATAATAAAATAACGTTTTCAAATACGTTTGAAAGAAT